GCTGAATAAAATGTCAGAGGTTACTATTCGTGCGGCTCAAAAGCAGATTGATCCACCTTTAATGGTTCCTGATGATGGGTTTATGTTGCCGGTACGCACAACGCCGGGATCGTTAAACTTTTACAGATCTGGTACGCGGGATAGGTTGGAGCCGTTAAACATTGGCGCGAACAATCCGCTTGGCTTGAATATGGAAGAACAGCGGCGCAATGCTATTCGGCAGGCGTTTTATGTTGATCAGTTGCTCATGGCTCAAGGGCCAGCGATGACAGCGACTGAAGTGTTGCAACGAAACGAAGAGAAAATGCGGTTACTTGGGCCTGTTCTGGGTAGGTTGCAGTCTGAGTTGTTACAGCCGTTAATCTCTCGCTCATTTTCGTTGCTGCTCAGGGAAGGGTTGCTCCCACCCGCCCCTGAGCAACTACAAGGCCAAGACATAGATATTGAGTATGTTAGCCCGCTTGCAAAGGCGCAGAAGCTGACAGACTTGCAGTCTATGTTGCGCGGTTTTGAGGTAATGATGCAAGTTGCTGAGATAGCGCCTGTCATGGATTACTTGGATAGCGATAAGCTGGTGCAGTATCTTGTGGATGTTACCGGCATACCGGCGCGTGTTATTCGCAGCGATGAGGAAGTCGCACGTATACGCAGGCAGCAACAGGAAGCTGCACAGGCACAAGCGCAAATGGAGCAGAGCGCTATGGCGGCTGAGCAAGCGCAACAGCTTGCACCTATGGTCAAGGCTGTTAGTCAATGAAGCAAATACAAGACTTAAAGTTAGCGTATCGTCGCACGTTTAATACAGAAGACGGTGAGCAAGTTCTAAGTGATCTCAAGAAGCGATTTAGCTTTGAGGCAACCACATTTTCTGGCGATCCTTATCAATCTGCATTTAACGAAGGACAACGCGCAGCGCTGCTGCTGATCGTCAGAATGTTGTCCGATGAAAAGGAACCACAATGAGCGAAGAGGCAATCCAAGACACTGGATCTCAGGAAGTCGCAGCGGATGCTGCTGTAGAGGCGGCACCAAGTTTTCTGGAAAGTTTACCAGAGGATTTGCGCAATGAACCCAGCTTGCGTACATTTACAGACCCGTCTGCATTGGCGAAAAGCTATGTTAATGCGCAGCGTCTGATCGGGAGCGACAAGGTTGGCAAGCCACAATCAAGCTGGACATCTGACCAGTGGGGCGAGTTTTATGCTGCCGCTGGGCGTCCAGAAGGGCCAAACGGTTATGAGCTTCAAGTTGATAAGGGCGTGTTCGGTGATAGTTCTTTGGAAGGATTACGCACTGCGGCGCATGAGGCTGGCTTGAACGGCACGCAAGCGCAACGCATGGCAGAGTTTTTGCAAACGTCTGTTACAAATATTCAAAGCGGCTTTGAGGAGCAGGCAGATAGCTTGCGCCAAGAGGGCGAGATGGAATTACGCCAAGAGTATGGGAAAGCTTTTGAGCAAAAGGTTGATATGGCTAGATCTGCGGCTGTGCAGTTTCTAGGCAATATTGATTTGCTTGATGAGATACAGCTTGCCGATGGCAGAATGTTAGGCGATCACCCGGAAGTGATTAGGATGTTTTCACGCATTGCAGAGGGCATTGGCGAGGATAATCTTGAGGGTGATCCAACAGAATTGATTATGACGCCAGAAGAGGCATCACGGCAGCTTACTGAGGTGATGCGTGAAGACGGCCCATATTTCAATAAAGCGCACCCAGAGCATGATGCTTATGTGCGCGAGGCGACTCGTTTGTTTGAGTTCCGCTAAGTGGATAACCGCAAGGCCCACGCGACAAACCTGTGTGTCAGGTGGAGTGACTGCCCTAAGCAGTAAGCACGGCCCCGCAAGGGATAACCAAGCGCAGCAATCTGAAACCTAAACTGTAGAAAGGTGATGCAATGTCTTCACAAATCACTACGGCTTTTGTCAATCAGTTCTCGGCAAACATCCAAATGCTGTCACAGCAAATGGGTTCACTGCTGCGTAATGCAGTAGACAGCGAGAGCGTGAATGGCGAGAAAGCCTTTTTTGATCAGGTCGGTAGCGCTGCTGCTGTTCTGAGAACAACCCGTCACGCGGATACCCCGCTAATTGATACCCCACATAGCCGCCGTATGGTTACGCTGTCTGACTATGAGTATGCAGATCTTATTGACGATCAGGACAAAGTGCGCCTGCTTGTTGATCCGACTTCGACTTATAGCCGTGCGGCTGCTGCTGCTATGGGTCGCGCAATGGATGATGTTGTCATCTCAGCGGCTTTGGGTAGTGCTAAAACCGGCAAAGACGGTTCTACAACTACAGCGTTTGATACATCAAACAATCAAATCGCTCAGGGTAGTGCTGGTCTGACTTTGGCTAAGTTAATCGAAGCTAAAGAAATTCTGGATAGCGGCAACGTAGATCCTTCAATCCCTCGCCACATCATTGTGTCACCTAAGCAAATCTCTGACTTGCTGAACAACACAACGGTAACGTCGAGCGATTTTAACACCGTCAAGTCTTTGGCAATGGGTGAAATCAACAGCTTTGTTGGCTTTAACTTTATTGTTTCAAACCGCTTGGGTGTTGACGGATCGTCAAACCGCCGGGTAATCGCGTTTGCTCAGGACGGGATCAAGCTTGCTGTAGGCAAAGAGCCATCAGCCCGCATTGATGAACGTGCTGATAAATCTTACGCAACACAAGTCTACTACTGTCAGTCTGTCGGTGCTACACGCATGGAAGAGGCCAAGGTCGTAGAAATCTTGTGCCAAGAGTAAGGAGACTAAAACATGGCTACTGTTTACTCAGTACAACAGACTAATGCGATTGCAGATCCTGTTGTAAAAAACCCGTCAAATGTTCTAGGTGGTCGTATCCGCGTAGCGCATGGCGTTTATGAAGCATCTTCACTGGCATCTGGCGATGTCATTCAGATGTTTACCTTGCCTGATGGCGCACGCTTGCTGGAAGGCTCGCTTGCCCATGACGCGCTTGGTGGCTCAACAACCTTGTCAGTAGGGTATGCAGCGCATACCAATTCTGCTGGCACTGCTGTTTCTGCCGCTGCTGCTGCGTATAAGGCTGCTGCTGCCTCTACATCTGCTCAAAAAGTAGATATCTTGGCAACATTGGCTTTAGGCTCAGGAACAGTCACAGATACCAATGAAGACGGTATGATTGTTACTGCAACAATGGGCGGTGCTGCTGGCACAGGCACCATTGAGGTAACCATCAAATATGTGGTAGACTAAGAGAGCGGGGCGGGAAACCGCCCCCTTTCCTTACTTGGAGAGATTTATATGACCAGTACGGTTGACATAGCAAACTATGCTTTGAACATTCTAGGCGCATCCAACATTTCTACGTTAGATGAAAACAGTAAAGCGGGCCGTATTGTAAACCAAAGGTATGAAGGTGTGCGCGATGCTGTATTCCGGGCGCATCCTTGGAATGCTTTGATTAGACGCGCAGAGCTTGCGCAAGAAACAACAACGCCCGCCTTTGGATATGCACATCAGTATCCGCTTCCAACAAACCCGTTCTGCCTGCGCGTGTTAGAGTTTAGCAATGGCTCGCTGTCTTACCCGCAAGACAATATGACTAACAATACCGGCGGGCCTGTGTTTGTCATTGAGGGGCGTAAGGTTTTAACTGATGAGGGCACGGCCAAAATTAAATACATTGCGCGAATAACTGACGCGAATGAGTATGATGCTGGCCTGATCGAAGCGCTTTCTACGCGATTGGCGGCAGAGATCTGTTACGCAATCACCGGCTCAACCAGCATGGTGCAGATTACGCTTTCTATGTATGAGGCTAAGATCAAGGAAGCGAGGTTTGTGGATAGCACAGAGGGTGCGCCGCAGCGCATTGAAGCCAGCGACTTTATTGAAGCGAGGTTCTAATGGCTCGCTCAGCACCAGCGTTTAGCTCATTTACGGCAGGCGAAATTAGCCCACGCCTTGAAGGGCGCATAAACATTGAAAAGTACAAGGAAGGTTTGTCAGACCTAACCAACATGGTTGTGATGCCGCATGGCGGTGTTACGCGTAGACCCGGTACAGAATACTTGGGCGAGGTCAAAAGCAGTTCTGTTAAAACCAGACTTGTGCCATTTCAGTTTAAAACAACCGACACATATATTTTGGAGTTCGGTAATCAGGTCATGCGTGTGTTTCGCAATGGCCTGCAAGTTTTAGTTAGTGCAAGCAAAACTATTACGGCGATCACCAAGGCAAGCCCCGGTGTTTTAACTAGCAGTAGCCACGGCTACAGCAATGGCGATGAAATCTATGTCGAAAGCATAGGTGGGATGACAGAGCTTAATGGCCGCAACTATCGTGTTGCGAATGTCACGACAAACACGTTTACGCTGCAAGATCTGTTTGGCAATGCGATAAACACAACCAGCTTTACCACATACACATCAGGCGGTACGGCCACAGAGATTTACGAAACGGCTGCGCCTTATGCGGAAGCTGACTTATTTGATCTGCGTTTTGTGCAGTCTGCTGACACGATGTACATTGTGCATCCCAGCTACGATGTACGCACGCTAACGCGTACTGATCACAACGCATGGACGTTTGCGACTGTAAGCTTTAGCGGATCACCATCACCGGGTTTGTCTGGTGCAAACAACCGGCCAAGCGTTGTTACATTCTTTGAGCAACGGCTTGTGTTTGCCAACACAAACAATAATCCACAGACTATTTGGTTTTCTAAAAACGGTGACTACACTAACTTTACGGTTGGCACTGCTGACGATGACGCGCTGATTTACACGATTGCGTCTAACCAAGTGAATGCTATTCGCTATCTCTCAGCAACAAGAGTTCTAACGATAGGCACAAGTGGCGGCGAGTACGTTTTGACCGCTACGAATGACGGGCCTATCACGCCAACAACTACGCTTATCCGCAAATACAGCAACTATGGGTCTGCTCAGGTAGAGCCGGTGCAAGTTGCAGATGTTACTTTGTTTGCCCAGCGCGGCGCAAGAAAGCTTAGAGAGTTTAGATATGCCGGTGAGGTCAACACTGCGGGCTATCAAGCGCCAGACATGACTATATTGGCTGAGCATATCACAGAGGGCGGGCTTGTGCAGTTTGCATACCAGCAAGAGCCAGACAGCGTTATATGGTGCATTCGCTCAGATGGCACGCTGCTAGGCTTAACTTATCGCCGGGAAGAAGAAGTTGTTGCTTGGCATAAGCATGTGATCGGCGGTGTGTTCGGCTCTGGGCAGGCTGTTGTTGAAAGCATTGCGACACTGCCAACTGACAGCGGTGAGGATGAGCTTTACATGATTGTGAAGCGCACAATTAACGGTGTTACCAAGCGTTACGTTGAGGTGTTAAAGACATTTGACTTTGGCAGCGATACAACGGCGGCATTCTTTGTAGATAGCGGGCTAGTATATTCTGGCGGTGCTGTAACCAGCCTGTCTGGTCTGTACCACCTAGAAGGGCAGACTGTTGATATCTTAGCCAATGGCGCAACGCATCCAGACAAGACTGTTAGTAATGGATCTGTTCCCTTGGATTTTTCCACGACAACGGCAGCTATCGGTTATGGCTACACTAGCTCTATGCAGACGTTGCGCATTGAAAGCGGATCTGTTGATGGCACAAGCCAAGGTAAGCCCAAGCGCATCCATGCAATCACTCTTCGCATCTATGAAAGTGTTGGCATTGAGGTCGGCAACGATAGCGCAGAGATAGATCGTATTCCGTTCCGCGATAGTTCGATGAACATGGATCAGGCTGTGCCGTTATTTACTGGTGATAAAAACATTGAGTTCAAAGGCGGTTTTGATGATGATGATCGTATCTATGTGCAGCAAAGCCAAGCACTGCCGCTAACCGTCTTAGGATTGTACCCACGCATGAATACGTTTGACATATGACGGTAACTTACCAGAGAGAAGAGTTTGCCAACGTAAGGGATGAAATCATGCCCTTGTGCGAGCGGCATTGGGAAGAGGTTGCCTATGATAAGGAAACTTTAAAATTAAACCCTAGTTGGGATATGTATGAGAAAATAGATGCGGCTGGTCTTCTTAATGTTTTTACATTGCGAGATGGTGACATTTTAGCTGGATATTTGTTTATAACCGTTATGCCTCACTTGCATTATAGGGAGCATCTTTTTGCAAGTAGTGATATACTCTACATAGATCAAGAATATCGAAAAGGGCATACCGCTGCCAAATTGCTGCGTTTTGCTGAAAAAGAAATAAAACATTTAGGTGTTTCTATAATGGCTGTAAGCACTAGAGTTCAGAAACCTCTTGATAAATTGTTTGTTCGCTTGGGTTACAAAAACACTGAGCGAGTTTATGCTAAGAATTTGAGGCAACAAAATGGCTGATCCACTTACAATTGCGGCGGTAGTTAGTGCAAGCGCGTCTGTTGTTGGCGGCGTGCAAGCGAAGCAATCTGCTGATCAAGCTGCTAAAGCTGCGCAGAGTGCGGGTGAGTTTAACGCACAAATTATTGAGCGTGACATTGGTTTGCTTGAAAAACAGCGCGGCATTATCAACGCTAACTTTTTGGTTCAAGGTGAAAGATCAGGGCAAGCTTTTGAGCGTGTGGTGCAAGGCAAGGCAAGGGCTGGTTATGGTTATGCTGGCGTTGACATGAGCCAAGGCACACCAATCCAAGTCTTACGCGAAAATGCACGCGAGTTTGACTATGAAATGGCTGTGGCAAAATACGACAATGAAATTGCCAATATGCAGATCAATGACGCGCAAGAAGAAAGCAGACTTAGTGCGCAGCTATCTCGCATGGAAGGTGGTGCGCAGGCGGCTGGGCTTAGAGCAAGTGGCACTGCAAGCTTGATTAAAGGCATTGGCGCGGGTGCGCGTGCTGGCATTGATACTGGACTGTTTGAATAAGTAAGGGCGGCAAATGAGAATACCAGTTTACCAATCAAAGGCAGTTCCGACTAGCGAAGCGCCCGGTAGATCACTAAGCGTTAGAATGAACGCGCAGCCCTTTGTGCAGGCTGCATTGCGCAAGGGTGAGGTAATGACTGAACTTGCCTCTCAGGCAGGGCAGTTTGCGGTTCAACGCTACAACATGATTACTGAGGCGCAGTATAACGAAGGTGCGCTTGAGATTGATGAGCGTATGCGTGCGGTAACTGAGCAGCTTTCTAAGACATCTGACTATGGTAATATTTTCGATGGCGAGAATGTTTGGCAAGAGCAGATGGACGCAATTAAAGACAGTGTGCTTCCGGGCGTCAGTAATCCCGGCTTGCGTAAAAAGCTTGAATTCAGCTTTAACCAGACCGAAATACAAGAGCGGTTTAGGCTTCAAGGTGTTATAGACAAAAAGATTATTGCTGCTGAGCAGGCTGCTTTGGCAGCGCGGCAAACGGCATTGGTCAATGATTTGTCAAAACCCGGCGCTACGTTAGAGCAGTATGCGGCTGGTATGGCTGCTATTTCAAACTCTATGCAGAACGGCATAAAGGCTGGCCGGTATAATCCAGATGCTGTTAATACATCCTTGGATCAGATGAAGGCAGACATTGCATCTGGCTACTTAGCAAACATTATGAGCGCTGATCCTAGCGCGTCTTTGGATTTGTTTAACCTGTTGACGCTGCAAGATGAAGTCGCAAGCGGGGCCATATCTCAAGAAGATGCTATGGCGGCAACAGGCGTTACGGATAGCTATGCTTTGACTGTGTTAAACTCAATGCCAAGAGATGATGCTCTAGCCGTTCTTAGTAAGAATTTAAAATCTTCACTGCAATTCTTTGACGCCAATCAAAAGCTTGAAAAAGTGCAAGATGATAGCATTAATGACGTAAACGGTGCATTGTACAACCGGTTGTTTTCTATAAGTAATGAAGACGTAGTTTACTTTAATGAAATTAAAAAGCTGTATACAGACAATGGTTTAGAAATGCCTGTTTCTTTCCAAGCCGACTTTAGAGAGAGAGATCGTATAGGTTTTTTTGCCAAAGCATCTGATGCTCGCGCTGCTATTTTAGATATATTAAACAAGCAGATGTGGATGTCTCCTGAGCAGCAAGATAAGGCAAGCAAGATTGGTGAAGAAGATGGTTATGGGTTTGCGCCGCCTAATCAGGGAAATGACAGGTCGTTTAGCCAGCTTTATGCCAAAGCGGAAGCGGGAATGCTACGGGCATCAGAGCTTGATGATGTAGTTGTCAGAGCCGGTCTTACTGCGTCTATGGTCAACCAATTGCGCACTAAGATATTTAATGAGGCAGACGAAAGTCTTAACGTTGGATCTAGGCTTATTAAGCGTGCGTTTAAGTACAATGAGCAACAAGCAATTGGCGTAGATGATCGGCTGGCTCAGGCCTCTAAGGTTGCGTTTGAGGCCGCTGATGGTGCGCTGCTAGATGAGTTTTCGCGGCGCGAGGCAGAAGGCGATCCTATGACATTGTCTGAGATTAGGACTTTTGCCAAAGAAAAAGTTACTGAGTTTGAGGTTATCTACAAAGAAGAGCTTAGGGCTGAATATGAGGAAGCTGTTGGTGAATTTGAGCGCACGTTTAGAGCACAAAATCTTACAGTTGATCGTGCAGACCCGCTTGGATCTGTAGAAGAATGGTTTGATAATCTTGACGAAACGCAACAAGAAAGAGCGCAAACAAAAACTGCTGTGTTTAAAGCAACACTAAAAGCAAGATACGCTAATCAGGGGCTATTTTAATGTCAGATTTACTAAGCGCAGACACTGACTACGAAGCGGCCAAGTATGATGAAGCCGCTACAATTATGGACGCGGGCTTTAATGCAGAGGCAATCAAGTCAAAGAAAAGCGTGTTTAATCCAGAGCAGGGTGTTAACGAAATCCTAATGCCTATGCAGTCTGGCGGTTACGTGCAGATTGGACAGCAAAGCTTAGAAGTCGAGGCAAGCTTACCGGGTGCAGTATTGATTGATGGCATTGAGTACGGGCCAGAAACAGCGGAGTACCAGCGATATTATCCAAAGAAAGATCCAGCACCGGCAGCAATGACAGAAGCGCCTGCGATGCCTGCTGCGCCAGAAGCGCAAGCGGATGTTGACATAGACATGGGCGCACAAGTCAGAGGCGTGCAAGATTATGCAGCGCAATTGCGTGATATACAGGGCGGTTTCTCTGAGGAAGACTTAACGGCGGCAGGCTATTCTCCGCAAGTTATACAAGAGGCAGGGCTTGGTGTTTCTCAGGTGGAGCCTATCGCGCCATTGTCTCAGGAAGAAATACAGCAACAGTTACAGCAAGGCACGCTTAGCGTCTTTACTAGTGATCCCACGCTACGCGAAAGCGGATCTCAGGCTTTGACTGCTACGCTGACTGACATTGCTTTAAACAGCCTGCGTGAAGACTTAGAGGCAGAGTATGTTAGCCAGACAGGTGAGGCTATCCCGGCAAGGGGTTCTGCTGAATACCCGCGCTCTATCCAAGAGACATTGCGCACCAGAGAAAACGAGCTAATGGGCGAGGCAGAGGTTTTGTCTAACGCTGTGTTTGGTCATAAGTCTGGCATAGGCGTGGCTGACTTTGCCACTGCGGGGATTATGGACATACAAGAAGGCGCACGCTTATTTAGCCAAGGTCGTGCTGAGAACAAGGATAGCAAGGTAGATCGATTGCTTGGCGCACTGCTTGTTGCTGCTGGCATTGCAGAGGCAACGGGTGTTGGCATGTTTGTGGGCAAGGCAATCAAGAAAAGCCTGCCATCAATACGCAGCGCAATTGAGGTTGTTGGCGAGCGATTAAACCAACCCGGCCCAATGCCCACAACTAGCTCATTCGGTGCGGGTGCGATTGATGATCTAGTTAAGCAAGCAAAGCAGGCAGTGCTTGATAATCCGGGCGATAAAGAATTGCTTAGTGAATACACGCGTTTGTTGAAAGAAAGATCTGATGTTAAAGATGCCTCTGCCGTTGCCCGCGCTGCTGCTCGCGGGGATGTCGCTGTAGCTGAACCGCCTACAGAAACGGAACCGGGGATCATTGCTTTTCACGGCTCTGGCGCTGACTTTGATCAGTTTAAGCTAGATAAAATTAACACTGGCGAGGGTGCGCAAGCATTTGGGTATGGGCTTTATTTCACTGACAGTGAAAACATTGCTGAGTTTTATAAATCAGCGGTAAGGCAGGCCAAGGATTTAAGAGAGGGCTATGATGTCACATACAAAGGCAAGCCGTTTATAAATCTAGGAGACACGCCAGAAGCAGAGGCGCAGGGCTATGAATATTCATCTATCAATAAAATAATTGACAGCCTTAATAAAGTTACAACCGTAGAAACCAAGCAGTTGCCACAGCCTCAGTTAATACAGTTGGCTAAAGACAGGGCTATTAAAGACACAGAACGCGAAATTGAGATAACTAAACTGACATATCCAACTACAGATATAGTTGAAGGTAGTGGTTTTGATGAAATTTCTCAAATTATATTGGATAGCTTAAATGATGAGCTTGACGCATTAAAGGCTATAGATGCAAACGATTTATCATTCTCTACGGGAAAAACTTATCAAGTTGGTTTAGATGTAAAGCCAGACGAATTGCTTGATTACGATAAGCCTTTTGATGAGCAAACCCCCTTTGTTCAAAGATCGATTGCCAAAGTTTTAAATGAAATCACAATAGATGATGCATTCAATCTTGGCGTAGATCTGTTTTCGCCACCTTATAATGGCAATACAGAGATGGCTATTAGAGATGCGCAAAAGTTAATGTTGGATAATTTTACAGCCGTTCGTTTTTTAAATGATTGGTCTGTTTTGCGTGGGGTTGAAAACTCTGGCGAAGAATTGCTTGAGAAGCACGGCGTTAAGGGCATTAAGTACAAAGCGAATAGAGGGCCGGGTTCAAGAAATGTTCCAGAGACAGGATCTGATAACTATGTTATTTTCGATGATAGGTTAATTCAAATCTTGAAAAAGTATGGTATAGTTGGGCCTGTGGCAGTAACAGCGATGTCTGTTCAGCGCGATAATGAAGAAGAGACATAAGCATGGCGATTGATCCAACAGAACTAGCCGGTGAGCAAGAAGCGCGGCAACGCACAGCTTTAGCTGGTGCGCCAACTGAGTTTGCCAAAGGGCCAGAACGTGAAGGCTTTGAGGTTGCTGGTCTTGGGCGATTGCTGGATGTTCTAGGCAGTGTTGGTAAAACCGTATCAGATGTGCCTGCCCCGCCTGTCAAGGCTTTAGATGAAGCTTTGCAGCAACAGCCTACACAACCGCCTGTTGGTCGTGTAGCGCCGCGTTTGCCCACGCCGCAAGAAGCCGGTATTGTTCCAGAGCCAGAGCAGTTTTCTGAGACTGCAACAAAACGTGCGCTGGCTGCTCAGGTTCTTAGTCCAGAAGGCGTGGCTGAGTTTGAGCGCAGAGGCTTGCAGACGTTTAAGCCGGGGGAAGAGTTCCCGACAAATGTTTTGGAAGATGCGCAGCAAGCAATAGATGCGGAGAAAGCAGAGGCTGATGCATTAGCTGTTGATGTAAACGATGTTGCGCAAAAAGCTTTAAAAGCAGAAACCAGAGGCTTTAAGCCAGAAACCGGCGTGGCTGATGAGGCTGTCGCGGATGATGTGCTAGATCGATTAAGCGTTAAAGAAAAAAACATTAAGTCGCTAAAAGATGGCGGTGATTTTAACTTTGACTACTTAGACACAGATGAAGATGTGCAGGCGGTTATCACGGCTATTGGCGAGGTTTACGCTGACGAAACGGTTGCGCGTACTAGGGGCAAGATCCCGAATGACATGAGCCTAATACAAGCACGAAAGGTGCTTGCAAATGAAATAGGTTTTACAGAAGAGTTGCTTGCCCGCAAGATTGGCGATCGGCCACTAGTTGCATCAGAGTTTCTTGCAGCGCGTGAGCTACTGGTGCGCAGCGCTACTAAGCTGGAAGATCTCGCACGTAGGATAAAGACAGGCAAAGCGGATGCCGGTGACAGATTAAAGTTTCGTAGGCAGCTTGCAATCCACAGCGGAATACAATTGCAGCTAAAGGGTGCGCAGACAGAAGCGGCTAGAGCGTTGCAATCATTCCAAGTGCGCATTGATGGCGAGCTAGACGCAACACGCTTTAGCGAAGAGGCACAGCGCTTGTTGCAAGAAACAGGCGGCGAAGGCGTTACCGATGCAATGGCTGATCGTTTGCTAAAAGCTGGCAAAGAGAATGGTCTTAAAGGCATCAATGAATTTGCAAGTGGCGGCTGGTGGGCCAAGACAAAGCAAGTTGTGCATGAGGCATATCTAGCTGGCTTACTGTCTTCACCGGCAACGCAAGTTAAGAATGTTGTCGGCGGCGCGAGCTTTATGCTTTACCAGTTGCCCGCAGAAATTATCTCAGGCTTTTATGGCATGGGAGTGCGTGGGCTGAGAACAGCGGCAGGCGAAAAGACTTTAATCTCAGAAGATCAGATTTATGCGCAAGATGCTTTGCTGCGCGTAAAGGGTTGGGCCGACAGTTATCGGGATGCACTAAAAGCGGCGTCTATTGCTTGGCGCACAGAAATGCCTGCCGGTAAAAGCAAGCTTGATGTAGAGCAGTACGGCGTTGTTGCTGGTCAGGGCGAGACAATGTTTGGAAGGTCTTTGACGGAGATTGGCAAGCGTATGCGTATACCGTTTCGCTTGCTTCTTTCTGCTGATGAATTTGTTAAAACCATTTCGCAGCGCGGCGAGCTATACACATCAATAAACCGCAGATATCAGTATGCCTTGCGCCAAGGCAAGACAGAGCAAGAAGCCTTGGATGAGGCGGGAATGGTGCTGCTAGATCCTAAAGCAATGGCTGAAGACTTAGATTACAAGGCTAAGTTTGACACGTTGCAATCTGACTTAGGAATGTTCGGGAAAGTTTCGGGTCAATTGCAGCGCACTATGGTTGGCCGGTTTATTATTCCGTTTGTTACTGCTCCGACAAACTCTTTGCTAAGAGCAATGGAATACACGCCATTCAGCAAAAGCTCTACAGACTTGCTTGGGTTAAACGGGTCGAAGGCGCAGCAGCTTGCCGTTGGGCGTTTGTCTGTTGGTTCCGCAACTATGTACACCGTTTCTCAGTACGCCATGAACGGGCAGATGACAGGCGGCTTGCCGCAAGATCAAAAGGCTAGAGAAGCTTTGCCGCCGGGATGGCAACCATACAGCTTCGTCATTCGGGGCGAAGGTTTCCCGGAAGACAAGCCGTTGTACAATCCATTTGGCGTTCCAAACGGGCCTTTAACATATATAAGCTATGCTGGCTTTGAGCCGGTTGGTGCTATTCTTGGCGTAACCGCTGATGCGGTGCAGCGTGCCAATATGACAAACGATCCTGAGTTGCAGCAAAACTATGCGCAGGCAGCTTTGATTGCTACGCTTGAATACTACAAAGAACTTCCAATGCTCCAAGGCGTTGCTGATATTGTTAGCTTTATGGACGGGTATGACCCCGCGCAGCTTGCTAGAAGTTATGCAGAAAGCGCTACACCTATAGGCTTGCCTAATCCTCTTAGCTCTTTGCAAAGAATGTTTCAGCGCATTGCAGATCCAACTAAGGTTCGCCCAAGGGATGACGTTGAGTATTACACGGTTGAGGATGTTGAGAAGATTATCGAAGACGCGGATGGCAACAAGCAGTTTCAGTTTGCTGCGGCAGATGGCACGCCAGACTACAGAGTTGTGGGTTTGCCCAAGTCTAACGTAGGCGATAACATGATTTCAGCGTTCCAGTTTATGAACTCTCTGCAAGCTAAAGACAGCTTCTTTAGGGATGAGCGTGATTATAATGCCGTGCAGTATGACACGTTTGGCGAGGTAAAAGGCTCTGATGAGTTTAGTTTTGCAAATCGCCCCGGCGCTGCAATACTAGGAAACCTAAGCGGCTTGCGATTAAAAGAAGGTAAAGATCTTCAAGGCTATGAGCGCGAGATGATCCGCTTATACAAGATGACAAACAAATGGCCGGTAAATAATCCTAACAGATACAAGGGCTTAAAGCTTAGCTATGGTGCGCAATCAGACTTGATTAATTTATCTAAGAATGAAATCACGCTTTCACGCAGCGGCTTTGGGCCTATGGATTTCCGCACTACGTTAGAGGCTATTACATCTTCTAGGCAGTACGAAGGGCTTACGGACAACGAAAGGATTTCTATGCTATCGGCAATAAACCAAGAGTTTTTGCAAGCTGGATTTGCGGCATTGATTGAAATGCCCGGATATGAGAATATGCGTACAGCGTATGAGCAAATTGAAATCCTCAAAGAAGAGGGCAGACGATGACAGTATCAAGTAGCACAAGCAAGGTAAGCTATAACGGCAATGGTTCTACCACTGTCTTTGCCTATACGTTCAAGGTCTTTGACCAAGATGATTTGACTGTCATTGTTCGGTCTGCAACCGGCACAGAAACAACGCAAACTATTACAACCAACTACACTGTAAGCGGTGTGGGTGATGCCGGTGGTGGTAATGTGACAATGGGTACTCCACCCGCTTCTGGTGAAACGCTTACGATCTTGCGCGAGCAACCGCTAACGCAAGGCTTGGATCTTGTGCCGAATGATCCATTTCCAGCGGGCAGCATGGAAGACAGCTTAGACAAGCTGACGTTTATGGTGCAAACGCATGAGGAAGAAATAGCCCGGTCAATCAAGGCATCTAAGACAAACACAATTACATCCACAGAGTTTACTGTTTCTGCGGCAGATCGTGCAAACAAAGTATTTGGCTTTGATGGGTCTGGAGAGCTTGCGGTTACGCAAGAGCTTGGTACATTTCGCGGTGATTGGGGTGCAAGCACTGCCTATGCGGTGCGTGACTTGGTTAAAGACACAAGCACCAACAACATCTTTATCTGCGTTACTGCGCACACATCGTCTGGCTCTCAGCCCTTAACAACCAATACAGACAGCGCTAAGTGGAGCCTGATTGTTGATGCGGCTGCGGCGGCAACTAGCGCTACAAGCGCTGCGGCATCTGCGGCGGCTGCTGCAACGTCTGAGACAAATGCTGGTAATAGCGCAACAGCGGCTGCGTCTTCGCAAAGCGCTGCTGCGACTAGCGCAAGCAATGCATCGACTAGCGAAACAAACGCTGCAAGCTCTGCAAGCGCTGCATCTACAAGCGAAACAAATGCGGCTGCATCAGAGACAGCGGCTGGTACTAGCGAGACAAACGCAGCAACAAGCGCGACTGCTGCATCAAACTCTGCAAGCGCAGCGGCAACCTCTGCAAGCAATGCGGCCACCAGCGAAAGCAATGCGTCAACAAGTCAAGGCGCGGCAGCAACGTCTGCAACTAATGCAGCAACAAGCGCAGCGACAGCAACGACAAAAGCTGGTGAGGCTTCTACATCCGCAACAAATGCTGCAACCAGTGAAACAAATGCGGGTAACTCTGCAACTGCTGCGGCAGCTTCTGCAACAGCGGCGGCAGCAAGCGCAGCGGCAGCGGATGCTGTTACTCAAGCAATCATATACTCCATAGCGTTAGGATAGAGCATGGCTTTTAATAACTACACATCGTTAAATTTAGGTACATCACCGGCCACTGTTCATACTGTAGCCTCTGGCAAAGAGGCTGTTGTTATTGGATGTAACGTAGCCAATCGCACAGCAAGTCAGATTAAAGTGGATGTGCAAGCGGCTGGTGCATACATCGTAAAGGGTGCGCCAATACCGGCTGGATCTGCCTTATCTGTTTTAGATGGAAAGGTGGTGCTGGAAGCTGGTGATACTGTGGTTGCAACATCTGACACTGCAACATCTGCGGATGTTTTGCTTAGTGTGCTAGAACAGGATGAAAGCTAATGGCAGGATACATTGGGTCTAAAGCGGTAAACCTTAGCACAACCGGCGCTGATATCGCTGGGGATGCTGATGTCAGTGGGGCGCTAGATGTAGGCGGGGCGTTTACCTCTCAAGGCATAGATGACAACGCCACATCTACTGCGATGACACTGGATGCGAGCGGCAATGTTGGGATTGGGGTGGTTCCTGAGTCTTGGTATACACCTCTTTCAACAACAGCTTTACAACTTGGCGGCACAACATCTTTGTGGGCTTTGAGCAATGGGTCAACAGATTTACGAACAACCCTTGACAACAACCTATATGTTTCAAATGGGGGAGTTAATGCTTACTTAAACACTGGCCCAGCATCTCGTTATCAGCAAACAAACGGAACTCATAGGTTTCACACTGCTACTTCTGGTACGGCAGACGCAACAGCAACTGTAGTGGAGCGTATGCGCATCACATCAGCGGGCCAAACTCTTATTGGGCGAACAGCTACAAGCGGTGTGTCTGACGGTCACAGGTTTGATGCTAATGGTTTTACTCAGCACGTTAGGGATGGTGGTTCAGTTCTTGAGCTATCAAGAGAGACAAGCGATGGAGACATCCTAGTCTTTAAAAAGGGAACCACCACTGTGGGGAGTATTGGGACATCGACTGGAAACCTATTGTGGATGGCATCAATAAATGGCGCAGGGTTTAGATTAGTCAATGATGATTTACGTCCTGCAAGCCAAACTGGGGCTAATAGAGATAATGCTTTGGATTTAGGACACTGGAATGTTCGTTGGAACGATGCCTTTATCGTTAATGGCGTAACAACAGGTTCTGACGGTAACGACAAGCAAGACATCCGTGACTTAACTGAAGCGGAGCAACGTGTTGCTGTAGCCTGCAAAGGCTTGCTTAAAGCATGGCGCTGGAAGTCTGCCGTTGAGGAAAAGGGTGACAATGCCCGTATTCACTGCGGTATCATTGCACAGGATTTACAAGCTGCATTTGCCGCAGAGGGCTTGGATGCGGGCCGTTATGCGATGTTTATGTCAAACACTTGGTGGGAAACACAGACAGAGGTGCCAGCGGTAGAAGCTGTGGCAGAGGTGCTTGACGAAGAAGGCAACGTAGTCACTGAGGCTGTAGAAGCCGTTGATGCCTACACCCGCACAGATACATATGACACACAAGAAGAAGCGCCAGAGGGTGCTACAGAGCGCACTAGGCTTGGGGTTCGATACAGCGAGCTACTGGCGTTTATCATAGGAGCTTTATAATGTCAGGATACATAGGCACACAGCCAGTCCCACAGGCCACGCAAACGCGGCAGACCTTTACGGCTACCTCAGGGCAGACCAGCTTTGCCACAGCGGGCTATACGGCTGGCTTTGTGGATGTCTATATGAACGGCGTCAGGCTGGTCGATGGCACCGACTTTGCGGCCACCAACGGATCTGACGTTGTGCTGACATCTGGTGCTGCCGCGGGCGACATCATCGATGTGCTGATGTTTACGGCGGTTGACCTTGCGACTGCGGTCGGCGGGGGCAGATACAAGGGCGAGCGCGGTACGCTTGGACCTGCGGCGGCGGCTGGTGACATCTTTCGTGTGTCTGAGCAAACCTTGAACGCAAGCGTAACCATAGACGCGACAGAGAACGCCTCTGCTACTGGCCCATTGGCCGTGGCATCTGGCGTTACTATCACCGTCACATCAGGGGGGAACTTGAGCATTGTCTGAGATTAGAGCAACAACAATTAGTGATGCGGCTGGCACTGGGCCGATTACGCTGACGAAGCAGAGTGCTGCTAAGGCTTTTGCCAACTTTGATGGCACAGGTGCATTGACCATACGTTCATCGTTAAATGGTAGTAGCATAACTGACAATGGAACAGGTCGCCATGCTTTGAACTTTACCTCATCTTTTTCAGATACAAATTACATGCCTGTTGGCGTTGGGTCTTCAACGGGGTCAAGTGCGGAAATGAATACAAGGTTTGAAGTTCTTGGGTTGACTATGACTAACGCTAGTTGGAAAGAAATTCAAATTCTTAACGATAATGCTCAAGCATATATTGACGTTACACACTTATCTATTCTTTGCCACGGAGACCTAGCATGAGTACTCTAAAGGTCACAAACATCCAAGCCACGGGTGAAACAGCTAGTCGTGCGGTGTCAG